GAATCTAATCTTTCGGCTTGATAGAATATAAAATTGATTAAATCATCTTGTGATTTTTCCATTAGAGGTATTTTATGCGCCCTATCTAGCCAATTAGTGAGTTTAATCTTATCAGTCATTGGAGGTTTTGTTTAAGGCTAGATACATGGCATCAAGGGCAATAATTCTAGCCTCTTCAGGGCTGATAATTTCTGCATCTTCCAAAGAGTTTAGAGTTTCAGAATTGCGAAAAACATCCCAACAATGCACAGCTTGATTTAAGTGCATGTCCGCAAGTGAAACGGCTAGTGCTTTTTTGTTTTTACGGATCATTAGAGTGCTGGTTTGAAGGCCAAAACATCATCCCATTTCTCACAGATACGAGCGATGACCTTGGGGTTGACATCCTTGAGGAGAACACTCCGATCCTTGATTGCCTTTTTAGCTATCAAGAACTCAATGACATGAGAGTCTTCAATCCCGGCATCCCACATCAGGGATGAGAGTGTAGTCAGCGGGTCTTGTTCTTCTGCTGCCTTCATGCTGGCCTCTACAAGCCCCGCAACGTCCACAGGAGGCTTCTCCTGCTTCGCTTTGGGTGCTTCAGCCTTGATTACAGGCTTGGCAACTGCTGGCTTGCTGGCAAGCTCTCCATCATCATCATCGTCAGCGGTGATTCCCAAGATGGATGAGATTGCGTAGCGTTTTGCGTAGGTCAAGGCCGATCCTACCCCCTGTGCGGTCTGATCCTTTATAGGCAAGAGCAGGGTTGATTCTCTGGTCTGTCCCGATGAGTGTATGATCCTTGTCACGACTCCCGCTTTCCCATCAAGGAAGAGAGGCTCTTGGCTAATCCCAAGGTCGTGAGAGGCTAATACTGGACGAACATCATCGAGGATGGCATCTAGTGATGCGTAGCGGTTACGGAAATGAGGGTTAACCGCATTCTTTGCTACGTTACGGAGTTCTCCAAGTGCTTTGACAAATGAAGCGTTGAGTTGACTTTCTGGCGTGGTTGTATTTAAGTTCATGTAGTTGGGTGCTTGCGTGGTTGCTGCTCCTGGTAGCTCCGTATGGGTTGTTCATGTCCCATACGGAGCATCAGAAGTTATTTCTTCTTGTAGCCCATCATGGGCTTTTTATCCATCTTCTTGCCTTTGGTTACGGGCTTGCCTTTGGCCTCGGACATCATTTTGGTTTTTGTTTTTGGTTTCATAAAGCGTGTGTCAATGAGTGTGTGATTCTTTGTTGGCTTGGTTTGCATTAGAGGGTTTCTGTTTCAGATTTCTCTGACGCATTGCAGCAGGTCTTCGTCTCTGTCGCTGTAACAAGTGCATGGACTTGGATGAGCAACTCTTGGCTGATATGACCGAGTTTGTTTGCTATCTCTTGGGCTAGGGTGTTTAGTTCTGCTAGTGTTTTGTGCATTGTGGTTTGTTTTGTTGGGTTCTCTTTCAGTGTTATTGCTGATCGAAAAGTGTGTTTTCATTAGTGGCAATTCCAAGCCCTTAAAGCCTTGTTGACTCGGCTATTAGGGTCTTTTGCGGTTTTAGAACTGGTGAGTTTGCTCTTTAACCCTTTCATGCGAGCGCAAAAGGAAGCCTTCCTTCCTGCGTCTGCGTCAGTCTTTGGGTGGGGAGCAGGGGCTTTTAGATGCCCCCCGTGAGCCTTGTTATAGGAAGCTCGTCCAGCGGCGTTGAGTCCACCTTTTGGATTCTTCCCGGCCTTTGTCTGCCATTTTTCGCTTGCCATAGTTATTTCTTTTTTGCGGTTTTAGCGGATTGTTTGAATGCCTTTGCGGTGGGCGCACCCTTGGAGCCGGGCTTCCTCATCTTCTCGCCTGACCCCTTGGCAATCCGTTCTCTCTTTTTTTGGATATTTGCGTAAAGTCCTTCTTTCATCGTGGCATTGTTAGAACGGCTAGAACTACAAGTCCAGCGATTAAGATAAGCGTGGCGATTGTTCTGGCGGGGTGGTTCATTCGGCGGTCTGCTTGTTGAAGTAGTCCTCAAAGACTCCCACGGCAAAGCTGCTCATGGATCGGCGCTGTGCTTTAGCTGCCTCGCTGACCTTGTTTTTAAGAGGGACAGGGACATAGAGGCCCAAGAAGGCATTTGCCCTTGTTTCTGTAAGGTTGATTGCGGCGGTAGGTGTGGTTGTTTCGGTTGTTGTCATGGTTATTTCAGTTAGAAGGTTTGACTATTGCATTTGTTTTCACTCCTTGCAAATCTTTTTTTGCAGGAATGGAAGATTTATATTTTGGCTTGCAGAGGTTCCAGTTGTGGTCTCTGAATAGGTGGAGCAGAAAAGGAGTCCAATCCAGATTGGGTCTCTCTCCGTTGTATGTTGTGGTTGTCATAGGTTATTTTTGATGAATATCGCCAGCGTGATGATGATCGCCCAGAGTGATATGCTTGCAATCAGAATGAATGCGGCTTCGGTTAGGATCAGTTTCTTGTTCATACTTCGCACTCAAAATCGTCCTGATCTGGTTCACACTCGGCGGTGACATCCTCGATGTCAACATCCATTCCGCATCGAGGACACTCACCGGGATCAACCTCTGCGTCTTGTCCGGGGTCATATAGTTCTACAGGGCCGTATTGTCCTGATGCTGGGCATTCTGGTGAATATGAGACTTCAAACTCAAACTCACACTCATCGTTTTTGCACTGATAGTCAATTTTCATGGTCTGCGGCGGTGGTTTTGTTGTTCATGGTTTAATTTTGGTGGTTAGGTTGGCTGCGTTTTTGGGTTTCTTCTAGTGTTTTGTAAATCAATTCTCTTTCTTCTGCGTTCAATGGTATTTTTTTATGTTCAAATGTTTGCCAGGATAGCCATTTATTCTCAAAGAACCAAGAGGGACAGTTTAGCAACGGTTTCCTGTGGGTGTAACGAGGCAACCCGCACTTGCAAATTGCATCATCACTTAATTTTTCAAGTGCGTTTTGTATCTCCTTGTTCATTAATCGCACCAGAAAGAATAATCATCCTGCCATTCTTCATCTGTCATATCAACCTGTGGGAATATGTCTGTGACGTGCGGCGATTGATACAATTTATCTTCTTTCCTTAATTCTATAAGGATCTTATCAAGAATTGCTTTTTGCTCCGGTGTTACTTCTTTGGGATAAATACTACAGTCTGCGGCGGTTGTTTGCTTGGCGATGGAGTCGAGAATGCAAACATTGTCCCCATGTTCGTCGTAGGTATCGCAAAAACAATGGTTTTCGTCGCAAAAAATCTCTTTTTCTGTTGTCATAGTCTGCGTCTTTTAGTTGTTAAGGGTTTTCTGAATTGCTTTTATCTCCCGGTCAATAGCTTCGCACGTTTCAATAATGCGCTCCAATGAAGCGAGAATAGGGTTGACCCTGGGTGCGTCCCAGTTAGGGACTAAGGATAGGTCGACGGTTATCGGCTCGGCGGTGGTTGGTTCTGGTGGCATGGTTTTTTATTCTTTGGTTTATTATTTTTATTCTTTTCCCGTTTTTTGCGTTGTCGTTAAAATTAAAGGGATTTTGATTGACAAGTTTTCTTGCATGTTCTGTTTTAACTACAAGCCGAAGCGGTCTCCCATAGTTTTTCGATAAGTTCTGTATTCTCTGAATAGGAAAGGCCAGACAATCCAAGTGTTTTTTCGTCGGCGGTGCATAGTGCGAAAGAATACAAACATCCTTTTTCGGTATTCGTTGCAGACACCAAGAGAATTTCACCATGCTTATTTTTGACAAGCGAGGCAAAGAGTTTCCCCGATAAATCAAAGAATCTTATTTGGTTTTTTAATTTCTTAAATGTTCCCGATGCGGTGCGTCCGTTTATTGGATTGAAAAGTGTTGCGGTTGCGGATGCGGATTTATTGCAGAAATAAATTCCAGATGTTATTTCAAGGGTTTTCATTATGTTTTTTAGTTTGTAGCCTTTTTAACTGCTTCTCTTGCCTTTGCCATTCGGTCGGCGTTCAAGGGCGCCGAGAGATATTTATCACAAAGCAATTCTTGCAATGCTTCCAAGAGTTCGGGGGCAGCGGCGATTAAACGGGCGTTGGCTTCCGATTCTTGCATTACTGGAAACCCTGAAGTCATGTCATCATTTTCGTTCGCGTGGAATACGTCGCAGATAGTTCCGTTATCTGCCCATATTACGTTTGCGTGATCGTGTGGCTCTATTTTCCAAGGGGCGGGCGTGTGCGTGTTTTTCATTATGTTTTTTTGGTGATCCTGAACTGAATTGCTCAGGCTACTACCCTCCCGAAAGAGGGCAGTTTGCCTAATCAATTAGAAAATGGGCTTTATTATTTCACACTCAAAGAACATTTGAGGGAAGCAATCACAACGATATTCTGCGCCTTCCTTTGTGTATGCAAAAACCTGCGCGGGGCAATCTGTCCAGTCTCGGGAATCTCCATAACATGAGCCACGATAATAAAGACCATCTTTGTTCTGAATTGCGTATTCTTTTTTCATTTTTTTAGTTTTTGAAAAGACAGAACAAGGTGAAGGCTAGGAAGAACTCGACGAAAAGGATCCCGAGAACATTTAAGAGAAGGGTTTTCATGTTATTTAATAAGTTCAAAAAATTCTGCCTTTGTCACGGGCTCGCTTGTCTCTTCAAATATCGCCGTGGAGAACTCCCGAAAGCCCCTAAAGGTGTCAGTGTATTTTCCCGACACCTTGCAGCGTCGATGACTGTATTCTTCCCCGACGAGAAAAGCCCCTCCTTGTTGGAACGCTGGCGGAACGCATGCAAGCATTTCAAAAAATCTCTCTTCTGTCGTTGTTTTCCAAGTTGTCATTTTTTTACTCCTTTAGTGGTTAAATGCTTAACGCTCCCGTATTGTCACAATACATTATGCCATTGTTTCCAACTTCGACGCCCCCGGTGCTTTTTATCCATCCCTTAAGCATCATGCACTCTTCTCTGCTAATCATGAAGTGTTCCTTTTTATCTGTTGCAAGGTGGATGAAATAAGCACCTCCTTGGTGTGGCTGGCTCATTTCACAAGCGCCAGAAAAGAGATTGATCAATCCGATTCTTGTATCCGATTGAACTTTGATTGTCAGATTCTCGGCACTTGGTGCGTCTTGGATAGGATAAACAATAAACTCTTGTTGCTTTCTCATCTTTGGGAATTTTCCTATGAATGAGACCGTTCCCATTATGTTTTTCCTGCAGCTTGCAATTTGTGGCGTGCTCACGGTGTTTTCTCCTTTGTGGTTAGTTGTTGTTGATTATTTTCCGATATAGGTCACAAGGTGATTTCCATCCACCGAAACAATCCCCATACGCTGCAATGCGCTCAGCATTTTCTCATAAGAGTCCAAGGACATCTTTCCCATTAGTTGAGCATAGAGGTGCCCTGAAGGAATTGTTCCAAGATCTTTGATTGCACCGGCAACGGCTTTCATGATTTCAACGGCTGCCTTAATTTTTTGTTCTTCGTTCATGTTCTGTTTTTTTGTGTTGTTGGTGATTAGTTGTTTGTGAATTGATTGTGCTTTTTAAGGTATCCAGTGGCGTGAAGATCAACGGCGACCGGGAAATCAAGAACGGCCTTCCTGTAATTCTTGGAAGAGTTGTGATAATTGACAAGGTGGAAAACTTCCTTGCCGGCGACTTGGTCCTTACGGATTACACGCAAAGAATATTTACGGATTGATGCTTTCAGGGAATCGACGCTTGTTATTGTGATCATGTTTTTTGTTGTTGTTGTTGTTTTTCGTGATCGCCTCTAGATCCAGTATTTAAGCGGTTCTGTTGGCTGTCACTGCAAACAAGATACCATGTTGAAAGATTCTTGCAAGATATATTTATCAAGTGTATGATCTTTTTTTTCATGGAGGGGAGAGAAATATCCTTGACACGTTTTTTCATAGATGAGTATACTCAGATTGTCATACACTTCTTTCTCTGGGCTTTTACTCTAGAGTAACTTGTTAAGACTGCTTACTCTTCTTCTTAACACTTCCAATCTGAGAACGTCCAGCACTGATTGCGATCAGAAACCACTCTTCCCAGGCTTTGCCTCACGAGAGCAAACAAGCCAAGGTTGACGAGGGAATGAACAAGCCAAGGTTGACTAGGGAAGGTTGTAGTGATTAACCTCCCACAATGAGCAAAGCAACCTCTTCGAAAATCCCTACTCTTTCCAAGCGTGAACTTGCTTATTGCACGTTGAGAGCAAAAGGAGAGAATAAGAGCCGAGCATATCTTATGAGCGGTTATAAAGCAAAGGACATTCACCAAGCCGGGAGCATGGCTTGCACTCTGGAAAAGAAACCAAAGATTGTCCAATACCTTGAAACACTTAAAACTTCAGCAGCTGTCCAAACCGTCCTATCAGTTGAAGCAAAACGTAGGTTCCTGCATGATCTAGTCCATGCTAACCCGCTCGATCCTGATCTTCCCGGCCACCTGATCCAAGAAGCGAGAACCGAAGTTGATCCTGCAGGCAATGTTAAAAAGGTTATCAAATTGCCTAGCAAATTAGAAGCAATTAACATAGACAATAAGATGGCAGGTGATAATTGGAGTGACAAGGCCGGGGGTGAAGTAATCAATCCGTTCCTTGCCATCGTGTCGCTGTTCTCCTCGCAGCCTAGCACGTTGCCAGCTATGCCAGCACAAGCACGAGTGATCGAAGCGGAGCTGTTGCAGGGAGAGTAGGCGAGCCAAGAGAAAAGCCGGGGGCCATGCTTAAAAGCATTCTTCCAAGGAATCTCTTCGGGTGGTCCCCCTCCCCACACACACCTTATATATGGGCGGTCGTGTGCGACGCTACCCAACAAAAAAATATCAGTATCTGGAAACTTTCCCTTCTTTTAGTTTCTTTTACAACAACCTTACCTTGACTGATGGATGATAGAGAGTATAGAAGGGTGGTGATGAACCTGCGATACCCCGCTAGTGAGCGCAATAGGCCGAGTATAATGCTTTTGAGGAGTCTGGCTATGGAGTTGGAGCTGGAGGCTGGCAATGCGCCTGGGGGCTATGGGGGCATGAAGATGGAAAGGCAGAGGTTGAGCAAGGCATTGAAAGAAAAGATAAATGATCCTAGACTATCTGATTGGGATCGGGATATGATCAAGGGACTATGAACGAGGGAGAATTTCTTATCACGCTACTGAATGCTGCGACTATTGGTCATGTGTT